CAAAGCAGACAAACTTAGGTTTTTAGCAGAAACAGGCACAACGTTAGGTGCTGATTCTATGGAGTATGAGGAAGAAAGGTACGGAGATACTAACGAATATAATTACGGACAACAATATCCTGGAGACCCAGAGAACGCACGAATGCTTAGATCAATTAGGGTAATAGAAAGACAGTATTATAAATTAGACGATTGTACTTATTATGTAGACCCCGTTACGGGCGACAAACGAAAAGTACCGAATTCTTGGGGTAAAAAGAAAAGAGAAGCTTTTGCAGATCAGTTTGCTTTATCTATTATGACCAAAAAAATGCGACGAGTCCGTTGGACCGTGTCCGCGGATACCGTAGTGTTATTCGATGATTTTTCACCTTATGACCATTTTACAATCGTGCCTTATTTTCCATACTTTCGTAGAGGAAAACCGTTCGGTATGGTCCGAAACTTATTGTCACCTCAAGAACAATTAAACAAAATTACTTCTCAAGAACTACATATAGTAAACACAACTGCTAATAGTGGATGGATTGTAGAGTCTGGTTCTTTATCTGGCATGACAGCCGATGACCTAGAAGAACACGGCGCAGAAACTGGTTTAGTATTAGAATTTAACCGTGGTTCTACTCCTCCTGGAAAAATACCACCAAACCAAATACCTACAGGTTTAGATAGAATAGGACAAAAAGCAGCAGCTAATATAAAACAAATTAGTGGTATTACAGAAGCCATGCTCGGTATGGATAGTCCAGAAGTTTCTGGTGTTGCTATTCAAGCAAAACAAAATAGAGGTTCTATGTTGTTACAAGTGCCTTTAGATAATCTTACAAAGACAAGACAATATCTAGCTGAGAAAGTTTTACAAATGGTACAAACTTATTACACAGAAGAAAGAATTATCCAAGTAACTGACGAGCAAGACCCTTTTAAACCAAGAAACAAAGTATCAGTTAATCAAATGACTCCAGAAGGTCAGATCATAAATGATCTTACTATAGGAGAATATGATGTAATTGTTGGTACTGCTCCTGCTAGAGATAACTTTGATGAAATGCAATTTGCTGAAGCAATTGAACTTAGAAATGTTGGAGTGCCTATACCAAACGATATGATAGTAGAGTATTCACACCTTGCGCGTAAGGCTGATATTGCAGAAAGAATTAGACAGCAAGAAGGAACTGCACCGCCAACAGAAGAGCAAATACAATTACAACAATTCCAAATGGAATCACAAATCAGAAGTACGCAGCTTGAGATTGCAAAACTAGAAGCAGAAGTAACTAGACTGCAAACTGAGTCTGCTCTGAATGTAGCGAAAGTAGAACAAGCTGAAGCTGATCCACAGTTGAAGGTTGCTGAATTACAAAGTAAACTACAAGCAAAACGTGAAGAGCTAGAACTACGTGAGAAGTTGTCGAGGATGACAAACGACATGCGTATGGTGCAAAGCGATACACAAGCCGCAGTTAAAATGGCTGCTGCTGCCGTAAAACCACAAGGAGGTAATAATGGCCAAAAATAAAAAAACTGAAACCCCGGAAGTAGTAGATGACAAAGTACTGTTTGACGCTATGCCAGGTGCAGATGCAAAAACTGAAGAAGATGCAAAAGGATTTGAAGTTGATATGAACTTCGATACCCCTGACGAAGAAGTAGAATTTCCCAAGGAGGACGAAATTGAAGAAGTCGAAGAACTTAAGGCTGAAGAAGAACCAGTTGAAGAGCTTGAAGAGGAAGCAGAAGAGGAAGTCCTTGAAGCTGCAGATGAAAGTGCAGAAGATTCAGGAGAAGAAACAGTATTGGCAGAAGATGGCGCAGATACACAACAATCTGAAGGAACAGTACCGGAAGCAGTTGCTGAGCCAAAAGAGCCAATGATTCCTAAGTCTAGGTTTGATGAAGTCCTAGCAAAACAAAAAGCACTAGCTAAAAAATTAGAAGAAGCTACTAATCCTATAGAGCCCATAGAAGGAGAACCTGAATATGACTTTGATGGAAAAGAAGCTGAGTATCAAGAATATGTTTTAAATGGTAGAACTACAGACGCTTCAAAATTGCGCGCAGAAATTAGAAATGCAGAACGTCAATCTATGATGTTTGAAGTTCAAAATAGAATGGGTAAAACAGTTGAACAAAGTACAGAGTTATCTGCACTACAGGCTAAAGCTGCACAGCTAGCTGAAAGTTTCCCTATTTTAAATGAAACACATGCTGACTTTGACGAAGTTAAAACACAAGAAGTTTTAGATTTAAGAGATGCGTTTGTAGTCCAAGGTTTTAGTGCAGCGGATGCTTTAGATAAAGCTGCAAAATACATAGTGGGCACTCCTGCACCAGCACCAAAAGTTAATACAGTACAACAAAAAATAGTAGAGAAAAAGAAAGTAGCAAACACACAAAAGAAAATGGAAGCTGCTGAATCTCAACCGCCTTCTATGAAAGGTAAAACTAAAATAGAGAAAAAATTAGATATCAACACTTTATCCGTTGATGAATTTGATGCGTTACCAGCAGAAACTTTACGTAGAATGCGTGGTGATTTCGGATAAATAGTGGTATATTGAAAATAAGTTCGCACGTAAGAGCGATATCTTACCAGGGTCGTTCCTGTAAAACATACGTTATTCGCCCATCAAGGCGTTAAGCTGGTCGGGGTCGTGCCCGCAAACAACGAGAGCGTTTCCCCTACGATAGTGGGTATACGGATAAATAGTCGCTCCAATAAGTCGACTGGTTAATAAACTTTAATGATAGGAGACTTATCATGGCAAATACAAACTTTGCTGCGTTGACCAGTGAACAATTAACGATCTGGTCTCGTGATTTCTGGCGTGTAGCTAGAAATATGTCTTTCATTAACCAATTCGCGGGTAGCGGATCTAACGCAATGGTTCAGACTATATCTGAACTTACTCAATCAGAAAAAGGAGCTAGAGCTGTATTAACACTTTTAGCCGATATGACTGGTGATGGTATTGTTGGAGACAACACTCTCGAAGGGAATGAAGAGGCACTAAGAGCTTTCGACATAGTCGTAGGACTCGACCAACTAAGATTTGCGAACAGACTGTCTGGTAGACTGGCTGATCAAAAATCAGTTGTGAACTTTAGGGAACATTCAAGAGACGCTCTTGCTTATGCAATGGCTGACAGAATGGACCAATTAGCGTTCCTTACTTTAAGTGGTATTGGATATAACTTGAAAAATAACGGTGCTTTAAGACCGCAAATGAATTCAGGTCAAAATCTAAACGACTTAGTGTTTGGTTCAGACGTAACCGCCCCAACTTCTAATAGACATAGAAGATTTGATGCTACTAATGGTATCGTAGCTGGTGATGTTACTGCAGTTGCTGCAGCTGACAAACTAAGCTATAGCGCCATTGTTGATCTAAAAGCTTATGCTAAAGATCAGTACATCAGAGGACTAAGAGGCGCAGGTAATGATGAAACATATCATTTATTTGTGACACCTCAAGTAATGGCTGACCTAAAACTTGATTCAGACTTCCTTGCTAACGTAAGACAAGCTGGAGTAAGAGGACCAGGTTCAAGCTTATTCTCAGGTTCTTCAAGTCTAATGGTAGACGGAATTATGGTTCACGAGTTCAGACATGTGTTCAACACTACTGGCGCAACATCAGGTACTTCAAGTAATGCTGGTTCTGCTGGTTATAAGTGGGGTGCAGATGCTGACGTAAATGGATCTTCATGTTTATTCTGTGGTGCTCAAGCATTAGCTATGGCTGATATTGGTGCTCCAGAGATAGTAGAAGATACATTCGACTACGGGAACCAGAACGGTATTTCAATTGGTAAAATATTTGGTCTTAAGAAGCCTAAGTATCATTCAGATGTCACAGGACAATCTGAAGACTTCGGTGTTGTTAGATTAGATGTCGCATACTAATTGTGGTATATTTTATGGGTGGCTTACTAAAGTCACCCATATTTAAGGAGTAAAATTATGTGGATAAAATCAAAAGAAGACATAACGGTGGCCTCTACTTGGGGTGCAAGCGTGCATCTAGTAGCACACGAGCCAAAACAAGTAGGTCATGATTTAGGACTACTTTGTTTACAAGCAGGTTGTGAAGAAGTAAAAGAAGGAGCAAAGGAAGCTCCGGTCGCTAAAGAACTAGTCGTCGAAGAAGAAGTTGTAGTCGAAGAAGAAGTTGTAGTTGAAGAAGAGTCAATAGATTTAGAGTCTATGACAAAAGTTGAACTAGAAGCTCACGGTCGTACTATAGGTATCGAACTCGATAGACGCAAAAAGAAATCAGATTTAATAGAGGAAATCAAAGCAGCGGAGTAATATATTATGGCAGGGACACTTACAGGCGCTAATTTACTAGCTAGAATTCAGGACACCTTACAAGACACTACAAGTGTTAGGTGGCCAGAAGCTGAGTTAATTAGGTATATAAACGACGCTCAGAGAGAAATTGTAAATTTCAGACCTGAGTCATCAGCAACAACTTCTAACGTACAGCTGGTTGCGGGCACTAAACAGGCTTTACCATCTGGTGGATTAAGGTTGATTAAACTAACTAGAAACATGAATGGTACAAGTAGTAGTGCTACTGGTAAAAGAGCTATTAGAATAGTAAATGCTGATATTTTAAACACACAAGAACCAGATTGGAACGATCCAACTGTATCTGGGGATGCAGCACACGGAACAATAGTTAAACATTATATGTTTGATGAAGATGACCCAAGAAACTATTATGTATATCCAGGAGTATCTGGTAACGCGTATGTAGAGATTGTATTTTCTAATTCACCAACAGATTTAGCAAACGGTTCTGCAACTATTAGTGTAGATGACATATATGCAAATGCGATTATTGATTTTGTGCTATACAGATCATATATGAAAGATGCAGAGTACGCAGGAAATGCACAAAGAGCACAAAACCATTACCAATTATTTACAGCTAGTATTGGGCAGGGCAACCAAGCTCAAATGTTGTTAGATCCAAACAACGATCCAGTTTCTAACATAGGCGCTGTTCCTAAGGTAATGCAACAGCAAGGTAGGTAAATGTGGCAGCCTACTCTTCTTTAGTTAAAGAAGTTCTACCTTACGTACCTTTGTGTCCAGACTCTTTGGTAGAACAGAATTTACGTTCTGCAACAATAGAGTTTTGTGAAAGATCAAAAGCATACATTCTTGATATAGACCCTTTTAATACAATTTCTGGGGTTTATGAATATGATTTTGATATACCCACAGGTACAGAAGTGCATCAAGTATTACTAATGACACATGATGGGAACGACATGGACCCCATAAGCCCACGTAGCCTGGAGTTAAATTATCCAGATTGGAGGAACAGAACAGGCAATCCCCACGTCTATTTACAAAAAACACCCTCTACTTTTTGGATAGTTCCAGTACCGAGTGGGTCAAAAGAAGTTATAGCGAGCGTAGCTTTAAAACCAAGTAGAACTTCAAACAACATAGATACTGTAATTTCTAATCAATATAGAGATGCAATTATATATGGCACCTTATATAGATTACTTAGGATGCCAAACAGAGAATGGACTGACATAGGGGCTGCCCAAGAGTACTCATTTCAGTTTAACCAAGAATTAAAACAAGCAGAATTAAGGGCCCGAGGTGGAGACCTTGGGGTAAAGAGAACTGTTAAGTACAAAGGAATAGGTATGCCAAGGAGACGGTATGGAAAGTACGGAAAGGAAATCGACTATTGAGGAGCCTGTCTATACTGATATACGTCAGTGTTGGGACAAGGTAAAACCAGGCATAGTTGAGATAATAGAAGAAGATCCTTTTATTACTTTTATTCCTGAAGATGTTTACAGCGAGTGTGTGAATGAAAGGGCTTTTCTTTACACTTCTTCTGTAGGTTTTTTGATACTGGCTGTCGAAATAGATCAGTTTACAAAAGACAAGACATTGTATATGTGGTTAGCGTATACTTATGAGAAAGGAGGCCACAATTGGATGGCCCATGAAGAGTGGTTTAACCACCTAGCATCAGAAGCTGGATGTAGGTATATAGAAGCAAGGTCTCATATACCAGAATTAGAACCTTACGCTGTTGCAGATGGTTGGAGTACAGAAAAAGTTTATAGGAAAAAAGTTAAATGAGTAAAGGACCTAAAAAATCAGAATATCAAGCAACAGAAGCTGAAAAAGTACAAGCTAAAGTAGCAAAAGCTGAAAAAGATTATTTTAACCAAGCGTATAGCCCTTTATTAAGAGAACAACGCGATCTAGCTTTAAAAGAAAACTACGGCGATTATGTTGCGGGTAGAGCAGGCGCAGACGTAGCTCAAACTTTAGATAAGCCTTCTCTTATGGCTACTAAGTCAGTTGATTCTTCTGCTGATAGGTTATCTGCGTCTATAGAAATGCAAGGTAAAGCACAGTCGTCAGGACTAGCTGGTAAAAGACAAAGGCAAATTGGTGTTTTAGCAACTGCAAGAGGACAACAAGCAGATGCTACTACTGGGTTAGCAGGGGCTGCACGTATAGCTGCTTCTGATAGTTTACAGTCTGCCCAAAGAAAACAAACAGTAAGAACTGCAAATTTAAAAGCAGGATTCCAAATGGGTGGAACTATGTTGGCCCAAGGTATTGAAAACGCGTCTACCGGCGACGGGTTCTTTGATCCCGGTAAGTCTAGAACAGAAGGAGCCGGTATGCGTTTTGTTGAAGGTTTATCATTAGGGAGCTACGGTTAAAAATTATGGCAGTTTCAAGATTAATGAGCGGGATGATAGATACTTTAGGGGACGTGAGTGATCCACAAAGCATTTATGCTCAAATGGCTAGAGATGACTACGATAACTATATTGCTGATTTTAGAGGGTTTGAAGAACAACTTTTAAAAGCTCGTAATGACACATCTTTGATTGATAGAGCCAGAAAAGACTCAGAAACCAATACAAAACTAAATAGAGAAATAGCCGCACGAAACAGAGAACGTTACGGCGGTGCGGGCATGTCTAATGCACAAAGACAACAACAAGAAAGAACCGTACAAAGATCAAGCGCTTTAGCAAGTGCCGGTAGTATAAACAACGCAAGGCTTGCGCAAAGGGAAATTAACCAAGCTACGCTTTCTGATCTTATAAATATAGGACAAGGTGTAAATAGAAACGCATTAGGGCAAATGAACGAAGCAGCTCAAATGCAAAGTCAAAGATATAATGCATATAAAAATGCAAAAGCACAACATAGTGCTAATATGATAGGTATGGGAGGCCAAGTGGGATCTGCATTACTTGCAGCATTCTTGATTTAATATGAGTAATGAATATGCAAACGCATTTGCTAGAGGTCTATCTGCACCATCAACTATCCAAGCGAATCTTACCAAGAGCGCAGCAAATAAAGCGGCAAGAGAAACCTTGCAGAGTAACGCCGCTAAAAGCACCTACGATTCAAATTTACAAGTTTTGTTAGGGGATATAACCCATACAAATGAAGAGGGCAAAGAGGTAACAGGAGGAATGTTTGTTCAAGAATCTGATGGGACTATTGTTTTAGCTCCAGATGCAATGAAAAAACTAGAAGCGCTTAGCGATGGAAATCGAGAACAATATTCTAATGCGTTATTGATGAATGATATGATGGGAACATACCATGCTGAAACCCCAGACGGGCAACTTGAGAAGAAAAGAAATCAACAAGTTTTTGCTCCTATTCTAGCAAAAGAAGGAGTAGTTCCTTATTCAGTTGAACAAGCAGCAGCTGCAGGTAATGTTGATTCTATTGCACTAAAAAAACAATATGAAAACGGTACCCTACGTGGTTACGTTACCCCTGCTCTAAACCAAGAAGGTTTACTTTCTTTACTAAATGTATTTGGTTCAGACAAAGCAGATGACCAACCACAGGTTGCTACGAGAGAAGAAATACTAACAGGTCTACAAGCTAGAGCAGATAAACTTAATGCAGATGCGCGCGCATTGATGCCAAAGAGAGACCGGGCTATAAATCTTGCAGAAAGCCAAAGCGCCATAGAGCTATCTAATATAGGCGGCGGTTCTGATCAAAGCATGATTGAGCTTGTTAATGGCGTATTTGATGAAAATGTTGGAAGAGGTTCTACAAATGCTTTCCTTAAAAACTTACAATCACTGTATGCTGCTAATCCTAAATATACAGTTGCATCCCAACCAGCCTCTCAAACAGACCCTAGTATTGAAGTAGATAGTAAAGAAGATGTAATGGTTAACACCCAAGGTGTAGCTAAAACATTTGAACAGGCTTATCCAAGTTTACAAGGCTTAGATGGAGAACGTTTAGCTACCGAACTACAAAACCTAAAAGACTCAGGAGAGTTAGATAACTTCGGTGACCAACAAAAAGAACAAATATTTACAGATTTAGAAGAACAAGGTATTGGCTCAATTCCTGATTTAATGGCAAAACGTAAAGAACAAAAAGTTAGTGCGCAAGAGCAATATAAAGAAATATTATTGCTAAATACTGTAGCTGCTAGGACAGATGCAGATGGTAAGTTGGTTTTACCAGATGGCAGAACACCAAAAGAAGCTGCCGATTCTATGTTTAATGAGTTTTACACAGGCGCACCAGGGGCAACACTTAATGACCTAGCAACTGCTCAAAACGCTAGAAGAACAAGTATCAGAGCTGACCAAACAGCAGATACTGCGGCGCTAACAGAAAAACGAACATACTATACTGCAATGACAGAAAGGTTAAAAAACCAAAACGCAGACTTATTAGCTTGGAGAAAACAAATATTTGAAGAAAGCAAATATCGCTCAGAAACAATTGCAAAAGCAGCTAAAGCCGACCAAGATGTTAAAATAGCTAACGACCTTGAGTTTAAAACTGCTACCCAAGAATTGGCAGAAAGTTTCCCAGAAATTACAAAAATTCTAAGAGAGTACGCAACTAAAGGGGATGTTTCTAACCCTGGTTTCCCATTAGGACTTTTCCGAACTAGTTCTAGTATGGCTGATGACTTAGAACAGACTGAAAAAGTACGTATATTCCAGAATAAATTAGAGTCAATTACTAAAGACTATTTTAATAACGATCGAAAAGGCAAGGTAGGTAGCCAACATGTAAACGCAGCGTATGAAGCACACATGGCTGCTGCTGGGGATAACGAAGAGTTGAGAGAAAGCTTACAAAAAATGTGGGACCAAGATGGGCATAATATTTATGTGTACAACTTTGCACAAGCAGGTGGGTTTACAGAACATAAGTTTATGCAAGAAGAAGCTATTGGCCAGAAAATAATGATGTCTTTACAAAACCCTGAGTCAATGTGGACTACTCTAACTGGTTGGACTGGAAAGCTTATTAGTGGACAAGCTCCTGGCGAATACATAGCAGATATTGGTAGAAATGATCTGCAAGGTGCTGGTTTACTTAATGGTATAAAAGATACTTTAGCTCTAGTTTATGAAGGCGGAAATCCAGTAAAGATTGTTGCTATAGGCCCTGACGGAGCAGAACTAGAAGACTCTCTCCCACTAACAGAACTAGTGCGTGGACAAGCAATAAGCGGTCTTGAGTATAATTGGATGCTAGAGAACTTAACAGCAATTGGTGATACAGAGGGCAAACCTAAAAAAGACAAAAAAGAAGAGCCAGACACAAAGAAAGACTCAAAAAG